ATAAAGGAGCTAGTAAAAAAGCTTCTTTTGAAATACAAAAAGTACATAGTAAATAATGGCTAATACGTATTTAGAATTAACTAATGAAATTTTACAAGAGTTAAATGAATTAACTTTAACTTCTGTAAATTTCGCTAATGCACAAGGTTTTCAAAAGTTTGTAAAAGATGCAATTAATAAATCTATTTATGATATTGCTAATGAAGAACCACAATTACCTTTTTTTTCAGCAGGGGTAAGTGGAAGTACAGACCCATTTTATGGAAATGTTACTGTTGCCACAGTTGCTGGACAACGTTGGTATACTTTAAAATCAGATAGTAGCAGTATTATAACTGACTATGCTTCTGTTGACTGGGATGATTTTTACATTACTACCATTAATGTTAGTGGTGAATCTAGTCCATTTGTTTCAAAAGGATTAAGATTATTAAATCATGCTGATTGGCGAAGATATTATCGTGATAGTGAAAATACGGATGATGCAAACTCTATTAATGGTGAGCCTAATTTTGTTATTAAATCACCAGATAATAGGAAGTTTGGTTTAAGTCCAATACCAGATAAGGTCTATAATGTGCATTTTTATGCTTTTAATAGACCTACAGCATTAAGTGCTCATAGTGATGAAATAGTATTCCCAGAGCAATACAGCAATGTAATTACTGCAAGAGTACGTTACTATGTTTGGCAGTTTAAAGAAAGTCCACAACAAGCATCTTTTGCTTTAGATGATTACAGAAAAGGTTTGAAGTATATGAAATCAAATCTTATGAATCCAACACCAAGACGAATGACGGATGACCGTACATATTTTTAGGAGACTAATATGGCACTAACAAAAATATCAAGAAGTTTATTAGACACAGGAGTTTCTGATAGCTCTGATGCTACTGCTATAACTATTGATAGTAGTGAAAATGTTGGAATAGGAGCAGCTCCAACTTTAGGAGCACTTCATGTTACAAGTACACTAAATGACATAGTAACTTTTGAAAATACAAGCACAGGCACAACAGGTGCACAATTACTTTTATATCACAACTCTAGTTCTCCTGCTGATGGAGATAGAGTAGGTGCATTAGCTTTTCAAGGTGAAGATGATGCTGATAATCATACTACTTTTGGTGGTATAAGATGTTTAGCAAGTGATGTAAGTAATGGTAGTGAAGATGGCATTTTAACATTTAGCTGCACAAGAGCAGCTTCTTTTACGGAAGCAATGAGAATTGAATCTTCTGGCACGGTTGGAATTGGAACTACAAGTCCTGACTCTCATGTAACTATAGATGGTGGTTCAGATGTTAGAGCAGAAATTAATTTAAGGTCACAATCACTTGGTACTACATATAATGGGGGAACAATACGATTTAAAGGTTATCATGCAAATGCTAGTGATGGTTCAAGAACATGGTTTGAAATAAGAGGACAAAAAGAAAATACTACAGGTGGTGATGTAAAAGGTCGTATTGAAATGTATATCAATCCGGGCAATAACTCTATGACTGAAGTGATGAAGATTGAGTCTAATGGTGATTTGTACACAAATGATGGAACAGTACATTCATTAGCTTCTGATAGTCGTGTCAAATCTGATGTTGCAGATTTAACTGATGGATTAACTATTCTGAATCAACTAAGACCAGTCACTTACAAATACAATAACAAATCAGAATTTTATAACCCCATAGATGAAACAACTACAAGATATGGTTTTATAGCAGATGAAGTCAAAACTGTAGCACCTCAATATATAAAAGAAGGAAAGGGTAAAGTAGATGGTGTAGAAGTTGATGACTTCAAAACTCTTTCACAGACAAAGATGATACCAATGTTAGTTAAAGCAATACAAGAATTAAAAGAAGAAAACGATAGTCTAAAATCAAGAATAGAAACATTAGAGGGATAAAGATATGACAACAAAAATACCAGTAGAACTCTCAAGCACTCCGGGAATTGTTGATGGGTCTAATGCAACTGCTATAACTATTGATAGCTCTGAACGAGTTGGTATAGGAACTACATCACCTTCTAGTCTTTTACATATAGTAACAACTGACAACACTGATACTCTAGTTTTAGAATCTACTGATGCCGATGCAAATACTGGTCCAGTAATGGTTCTTCATAGAAATTCATCTTCACCAGCAGAAGGAGATTTGGCTGGAGAAATAAGATTTGATTCAGAAGATACATCAGGTAATCAAACAACCATTGCAAAAATACAAAGCATATTAGGGCATCCCAATCATGGTGAGTCTTATGCTGAAGATGGTAGATTAACTTTTAGTATTATAAAAAATGCAACTTTAACTGAAGTTATGAGACTATCTGAAGATGCAAGAGTTGCGATTGGTACTACTGACCCGGCAACTCAATTTCATGTAAGAACGTCAGAATCTACTTCTAATCATAATGTAGGTGGCGGTATCCATACCTTTGCTTCTTCTACAGCAGGTAATAGACTAGTAAATCTTTTTTTAGATGCAGATGGTGGAAACTTCAGTACAAGTTCTGATGGTGCTTATGCTTATTTAGAAAAACGTGGTGATGGTGGTGATTTTAAAATTATAAATCAAGATTCTGCTAATATAACTTTTCAGACTGGTGGTACTGAAAGAATGCGAATGACTTCTACTGGTAGGCTATTAGGTTTTACTACTACTAATCAAGAGCCCGGAGATACACCTACAGATGCAAATTGTTATGCCATTGGTCCGGGTTTTATATTTTTAAATAGAGATGATACAGCTTCAGTAGACCAGATTACTTTCGGTAAAAATGGTTCAGTTGCAGGAAGAATTACAACTACAAGTAGCACTACTTATACGACTACTTCAGATTATCGCAAAAAAGAAAATGTAACTCCTGTTGTTAAGGGATTAGAAAGAGTACAAAAACTTAATCCAGTATCGTATACATGGATAGATGATAAAAATAAAGTTGTAGAAGAAGGTTTCTTAGCACACGAAGTTCAAGAAGCAGGTTGGAAAACTGGTATTGATGGTACAAAAGACGGAGAAGATGTTCAATCTATGGACTACGGAAGAATCACACCATTACTTGTCAAGGCTATACAAGAACAACAAGAACAAATAGAACAATTAAAAATTGAAATACAAACCCTAAAAGGAGAATAAAATGGCAATATCATATGAATGGAATGTAAGTACAGTTGACACTTACCCTACAAAGGATTCTAAGTCCGATGTAGTGCACAATGTTCACTGGAGACTAAAAGCTACTGATGATAGTAACA